CCTCCCACTGCAACCGTACTAGAAAATATTTGCACTTTCCTAGAAAAGAAATCTTCTATTCGTGCCTCACTAGAAAAGCCATCTGATAATGCCAATGAAACACTCCCTGGAGTTTGAGAGTGCTCAGTAGAGGCATTAGCAGCATGAATAGCAGTCGTAATATTTGAGCGACTCACGCTCTGGGGTTCAAGATCAAAGATCCCAAAAGAAAGAGAAAGAGAAATATTAACCATATTACTCGAGACCCCTATGGGCCTAGGCGCAACAAAATATTTACTTACGATCACACCAGAGGCTGCTTGGTGTGAAAGGGATTTTCCGCCTCCAAGGGCTAGGGTGACCCCCTAACAAGTACGTACCATAAACACTCTAACAGTGGTTAACAGAACCGTATGCGCCTGCCTCCACCTAGATGAGGTGCAAAGTACGATTACCTACTATACAATAAGGACTTGGTTACTTTCCTTAAGGGGTGGAAAACCACCATTTACCCTATTTATATAGCGGTGGGCTACCGCTGGGGGCCTCTACATGTCGTCGGATGAGTCCCAAACCGCCTGGGTGCTCAATCCAACAGAACCATCGTCATTATCATAGTCCTCAAACATGTAATCAAAGAAGTCCTCAAAGCCCATTCTATCATAAACTTGATCAAGATAGTCTCCTATTGGACTAAAGTCTTCAAGGGCCAACAAGTCTCTCATGACACCAACATTCCTGTTGAAGACCTCTTCTCCATGAAGAGCCCACTCTCTGCGGGCGGCCCTATAACACTGGGCTAAGCGCTCTTCTTCAGATATGGTGTCTTTAGCAACCCAGAGGCACATGCTCTTATCAACGCTCTTGAGTGCTAAAGGTGCTACTATCCTTCCTTGAACACGGGCGAACCCTCTCTTGAGAAAATCGATATCTCTGATGTGAAGAAAAGGGACGCTCGCAGAAGTCTTGTCAGCCATGGTATATTGAACACCATGCGCTTTCAACACATTCGACACGGCAGTGTGATTAAACTCGTCCTCACTCGACCCGAAAGTGTTATCGTCTCCATACGTCATCAAGGAAACGCTAAATCGAAATCGATCAAGAGGAAGCCCTATCTTCAGCCACGCAAACCGCATGAATAGAGAGTTGGCGATAGAATTAACAATACTGGTCAAAGGGTGACCTGAAGGATTCCCACCATAGAACTGAATCAGCTCTTTATTGACGTTGACCAAAGGATATGCCACATCTGTGGCAATGCCTGTTGAAACAGCCCGAGCATGTGGACTCAGTGGCATATGGAAAGACCTCCATTGATCTAGAACCCAGAAAGCGGCCAAAATGAAAACTGGTGGCATGCTCTTATCATAGTTGCCATAATCTCCAGCTACCATACGGTCTTCACCGTGTTTGGTGAGATACCGATAAAGGGTGTCCCAATCTCTATAGTGGTTC